ATTTTAACAGGTCAATTTGTTACCAATTCCGACCAAAAAATTAGAGCCACAGTCCTCGAAAGAAAAGGCAATTTTGTTAAGATCAAAATTGATGGAGAATCAGAAATTGTAAGGCGCAAAGTTTATTCACACAATAGCCAAGAGTGGGTTATGCCTTTTGGCACTTATTCAATGGCCCCTTCGATTCAAAAAAGATAAACCAAAACGGGGTGCAGCATCCGACCAACTGCTTTTTAACCTTTAATTCACTACACAATGGAAATACTCAGAATTTCAAAAGTTGCAACCCTGCAACAAGACTTCACAAACGCAGTATTAACGGCCATAGAAGAAGGCGAAGTGTCACCCCTCGAAGCGTGGGTGTACCTTAATCAGTTAGCCAAGGCAATCGAAACCGTTACGAATAACGATGGTTTGCGACAAAGGGTAAAAGAGGCAACGGCCTTTGAGCCACAACAGTTCAACATTTTTGAAGTGCGAACCAGCACCGGCGGGGCTATTTTAGACTACCAAGCCGATCACAAAGTGGTTGAGTTGGAATACCTACTCAAAGAGCGCAAGGCTTTACTGGACACCGCTTTCAAGTCACGTGAACCGATATTTGACAGCGAAGGGGTAGAGATACCCAAAGTGCCGATAAAGTCTTACCGAAAAGATTCGATCACAGTAACTAAGTCAAAGAAGTAATTATTAACCAAATCAATTTATATCATGGCAATTACAGCAACAAACAACGGAGGTCACAAGGACTTCGAACCAATTGAAGCGGGCACGTATGCGGCTCGTTGTATCTCAATGATTGAGATAGGAACAGTTAAAGAAATCTTCCAAGGTGAAGAAAAAGAAATGCGCAAAGTGCGTATCACTTGGGAACTACCTACTGAAAAAAAGGTATTCAAAGAAGAAAACGGAGAGCAGCCGTATGTTATGAGCAAGGAGTTTACTCTTTCCATGCACGAAAATGCAACGCTTCGTAAATACCTTCAGGATTGGCGCGGCCAAGTGTTTACTGAATCAGAGGCTAAAGCATTTGATATACTTGTTCTGCTTGGCAAACCTTGTATGCTTTCAGTAACGCACAAGGTAAGCCAAAAAAACGGCAAAACATATGCAGAAATATCGGGTGTCTCTAAACTTATGAAAGGCTTAGATTGCCCACCACAAATTAACCCAACAACGGTTTTGCAATACGATAACTTTGACTGGAAAGTTTATGATGGGCTACCAACATTTATGAAAGAGAAAATCGCAGGCGCTAAAGAATTTGCAGCGCTACAACGCCCAAATGATTGGGTAGCAACAAACCAACCAAGCGACTACCCTGAAGCGTCCGACCCTTTCAGCTTTACCGAAGACGTAGAGCCTGCTTATGAAAGCGACAACCTTCCATTTTAACCAATGGCTGCAGTAACCTTCAAAGCGCGGGTTAAAGAGCGCAAAATATATCCTAATGACCTTCGGGCATGGCTCACTTATCTGAGCCAGCTTGAAGGCAAGGATGTAGAAGTAAGAATAGGTAAAGAGGCAAAGTCTAAAAGCACTCAGGCAAACCGGTATTACTTCGGTGTTGTAGTGGCGCACGTAGCCGCAGCGCTTGAAGCCTTACAAGGTGTGCCGTTTACAACAGAAGAAGCACATGACGTTTTGAAGAGTTACTGCAACGCCAAAGAGGTTACAACCAACAAAGGGATAATTAACGCACCACGAACCACCAAAGGAATGACTAATGAAGAGTTTATTGCCTACGTGGACAGATGTATCAAATGGGCCGCTGAATACCTTTCAATCGACATTCCAGATTCTCAAGACTATTTTATTGAACAACAAAACAAATAAACCAATGAAACCATTACACTTTATTAAATCAATCTTCGCACTAAACGAACAAATCGAGCATGTAACGACACTTGAAGCGCCAAAGCCCGACGATTACGGCTACTTAAAAAAAGCCGTTCTGAACGTCTTACAACGCTCGGAGCGCCCTGTTTCAAATTACATGATCAGAAAAGAAATCTATCACAACAAAGAAGTTTACAACCTTACCAACCCTGTAACCGAAAGGGCAATTAAAAGCGCAATCAAAGACCTAAGGCTTGCCGGACAGCCTATATGCGCCAACGTGAAAGGCTATTGGCTAAGCACGTCAAAAGACGAGATTCAGGAACAAGCCGATAAGCTATATTACACAGCACGCGGCATGAATCAGGCGGCACAGGTACTTTATGATGTTGCTAAAGGTTACAATTGATGAAGCACTTTGTAAAACCCGAAAGACACCTGACCAAAGGCAAGCAGCTTTATAAGGTCACGCGCGGCATACCTATGGATGACAAAGAAGGTCGGCCACGGCATAGGGATGTAATAGTGGCCACAGGATTGCCACAACACGAGGCGCTCAAGTTACGTAACCAATTAAACAATATGCAATGACCGAGCGCCAACTACACAGGTCCGTTTGCACCTACCTTAAAAGCCAATACCCAAAGGCAAGATTTCACACCGATATGAGCGGAGTGTACCTTTCTGGCAAATGGTCACTAATTGCAGATATGAAAGCATTAAACAGCCATGCAGGCTATCCCGATCTTTGGGTGCATGAAAGAAGCGGCCAATACATAGGCTTGGTGATGGAGTTGAAAGCCGAAGGGAAAAGCCCTTTCAAGAAAGACGGCACAATGCGCAAAGATGACCACTTAGAAAGCCAACAAGCATGGATTGACCACCTTCGAGGCCTTGGTTATTATGCAAGGTTTGTCGAAGGCTTTGAACAGGCTAAGAATGTAATTGATAACTATTTTCTAAACGCAAAGACATGAAACGCAAATCAGCTAAGCACGAAACGCATTGCAGCGTATGCCACAAAGAAGTGAAATACAGCCAAAGGATGCGACACCCTGAAACGCACGAAATGGCCTGCGTGCCTTGCCAAAGAAGAGCCATTGATTTAATGTGGGAAAAGGGCTACCAAGAGCCACCGAGCAAAGAGTTTGACCCAGCGCCTGAAGTTGAAGAAAGTTACCTTCGGCAGGTGTTTATGGGCAAAGATGAAAGTTGGCGTGAACGTATAGACAGGCTTGATAAAGAGATTGAAATAATCACTACTTTTGTACGCGGCCAATGACAGCACTTTAGCCCCCTTGTGAGTAGTGACACTTGGGGGCTTTTTCTTTACAAAAAATGACTACATTTGTAAAACGCTAAAAATCAAATTTATGGACGACTTGACCTTTGCAATCTTACTGATGACAATCATATTCGTATCATTCACAGTTGGCTATCAGATCAAAGGCGTATTACCAAATGCACGCCTTGTAAAGAATAAAAACCGAAAGTTTGGCTCTGCGAAAACCTACATTTACGCCAAGCTGAATATCAAAGAAGACTTAGAAGGGCCTATTGACTGCCTATTTACAGCCAAAGAAGTAACCGAGGCAAACGAAAGGGCGCTAAACAATAAAGAAGACCTGCCAGCGTAACCAGAAACACAAAACATAACCCTTGAGATATGCCACACAACCAACACGGAGGAAAAACGCAAATTGAAAAGGATCGAAAGGAATTAGTAAAGAAGTATATTGAGCGAATAGGCCATGCAAACTTCAGCAACCGCACACTTGCAAGGCAGATAGTAAACGAAAACCCTGACCTTTGGGCGCATACAAAAGACCCTATTAGCACAGTAAGGTCAATAATACAGCGGTTCAGGTGTAATGGCACAAAAGCATACCCTGAAGACCAAAGGCTGTTTGTTCGTGAAGAAATGAAGCCCTCGGAGTACATGAAGCAGTACATGATACAGGGCGAAAGCACCGCAAAGCCAACATGGTACTTACCAAAGGAACTGCGCAAAGTATTGGTACTTTCAGATCTTCACATTCCATACCACCACAATGAAGCAATAGAATCAGCACTTAATTACGGCTTTGAGCAAGGTATTGATTCAATATATATCAATGGTGATTTATTAGACTTTGCAGATATTAGCCGCTTTCTAAAAGATAAAGAAGCGCGGAACATTCAATATGAACTTGACCTAACACGCGAATTTTTAGAAGGGCTTGTTAGCCTTGGCGTGCGGGTGTTTTACAAAGCAGGAAACCACGATCACAGGTTAAGCGTTTACCTTGCACGTAACGCCCCAGAATTAATAGCCCTGGACGTGCTACAATTACCAAAGCTGCTTGGCCTTGAAGAATTAGGTATTGAATACATACATGACAGGCAACTTGCAAAGTTTGGCAAGCTATCAGTAGTTCACGGCCATGAATTTGGGGAATCAGTATTCTCACCAGTAAACCCTGCACGCGGGCTATTCCTTAGGGCAAAGAGTAGCGTATTGGCAGGACATAACCACCAAACAAGTTCGCATCACGAAAACAACCTAAACGGAGATGCTACGGCTTGCTTTAGCACCGGATGCCTTTGCGACATGCAACCCAATTACCGGCCCTTTGCAGCCCTTAAATGGAATCACGGGGCGGCCATTGTAGAAATAGAAGAAAATGGCGACTTTAGCGTAGATAATTTTAGAATTATTGATGGCAAAATAAGATGACAACACACTTAGTAATTGGCTTAGGGGAAGTGGGCAGCGCAATGGCTAAGGTTCTTTCTGAAAAGTACGAAACAACCACTTTAGACAAAGAGCCAAAGGATATAAAAGGCGTGTTTGACTTCATCCATATTTGCTATCCTTACAACGCAAACTTCATTGAAGCCACCAAAGCCTACCAAAACGCATACAGCCACCATGAAACAATCACAATAATTCACAGTACGGTTCCGATAGGAACAACGGAAAAGATACCTAACGCGGCCCACAGCCCTGTAAGAGGTGTACACCCTTACCTATACGACGGCATTAAGCGTGCGACAAAGTTTATAGGGGCGAATGATGACGACACGGCACTTGAAATGGAATACCTTTATGCCACTTTAGGCATTTGCGCCTATACCCTTAGCAATAGCCGCAATAGTGAAGCCCTAAAATTATGGGATACCACGCAATACGGATGGAATATCATATTACAAAAGGAAATTTATTTCTTCTGCAAAAAATACAACCTTGACTTTCGCGAAGTGTACACAATCTCAAATGAAACCTATAATGAAGACGCTGTTGATTTGGGATTGCCACACGTACAACGGCCTATAATTAAGCACATGGACGGGCCTATTGGTGGCCATTGTGTAATACCAAACGCGAAGTTAATGGACTGCGATATTACCCAGCTTTTAATCGCTATGAACGAAAAGTATAAAGCAGATGAATGATTACGAAACCCGTTTTCCTGGCAACACCATACACCCAACGGCCATTATAGCCTACGGGGTGCAGATTGGCAAAGGCAACTACATTGGCCCGTATTGTATTATTGGTGAAATGCCTGAAAAGGTAGGCGCTTTTAATATCTACGGCAAGGTGGTGATAGGCGACAACAATACCTTTACCAAGCAGGTCACAATCGATTCAGGAAGCGAAGCCTACACTATAGTATCAAACGGCTGTATCTTATTAAAGAACGCCCACGTTGGCCATGACGCTTTAATCCATGACAACGTAACGCTTTCATGCAATAGCATGGTTGGCGGCCATTCTATAATCGGTAGGTACTGCAATTTAGGTTTAGGCGCAGCCATTCACCAACGCACCGAACTTCCTGAAGGCTGTATGGTTGGAATGAATAGCACCATTACAAAGAAGACACCGCTTTTAGCTTATCGCAAATACGCAGGAACACCCGCCCGTGATATTGGGCCTAACCAACCAAGGACATGAAACTTGTAGCCTACGCCCCTGTATTTGGCCGACATGAAGCGGTAAAATTATTTGCCCACTCACTAACGCTAAACGACATTAAAGGCTTTGTAGTGGTGTCTAATGAAGAAGATCGCGCCTTTTGCCAAGCGCTTGGCCTATATACTCACACCCAGCCAAACAATCCGCTAACCGACAAAGTACAGAACGGCCTGCAATGGTTAAAGACCTTTGACTTTGATGCCGTTGTAATGCTTGGCTCGGATGACGTTGTAGAAGGATATGATAAAATAAAAGAATGGCTTAAAGAATACGACTGCGTAGCCTTTGGTGACTGCCATTATACCGATCTTACAACAGGGAGGCAAGGCTATTGGCCGGGATATACTTATGCCCACCGCTATGGAGAACCAGCAGGCGCAGGGCGTTTCCTTACACGGACACTTTTAGAAAGAATGAATTGGGACTTATGGACATTAAGCACCAACGGGTCAATGGACTTCGATCAGTGGAAAAAGATACAAGCGGCAACCGATAAAATTAAGATTGTGTTTACTGAAGACGGTGTAAAGCTGACCGATTACAAGGACAATGATAGCCTTACGCCCTTTAAGCGATTACAAGCAAGCACCGATCCAATAAAAGCTATGCAGCTTATGAACCAAAGAAAAAAAACATTATCTTAGCAAAAGCGTTCTTTCTTCATAGTAGCAGTTGTTTTAGGTTACTCGAAAAAGCCCTTGTGATGCTTCAGGGGCTTTTTTATTAAAAATAACTATATTTGCATAAATATCAGTACTCTATGCAGGTTATACCAATCAATCAAATTAAGCCGAATCCAAAGAACCCGCGAGTAATTCGTAATGACAAGTTTGAAAAGCTGAAGAAGTCAATACAAGATTTCCCAGATATGCTCAACAAACGACCTTTAGTATGTTTTACCGATACAGACGGCAAGTTTGTAGTTTTAGGCGGCAATATGAGGCTTAAGGCTGCAAAGGATATAGGACTAAAGGAATTACCCGTATTACTTGCAGACGAATGGACGGAGGAGCAAAAAGCAGAATTTCTGATAAAGGATAATGTAGGCTTCGGAGAATGGCAATGGGACACCTTGGCCAATGAATGGGACGCGCAGCAACTTGAAGAATGGGGCCTCAATGTTCCAACATTTGCCGCCGAAGTTGATTACTCTATTTTAGACGAGGTAGATGTACAGGATCAATTAGAAGACATGGCAGCTGGAGTTAAAAAGGCTATTCAAATAGAGTTTGAATCAGAGCATTACGAAGAGGCTTATGAACTTGTGAAATTTTGGCGTGAGCAAGGTGGTTATGTGGGCGGCATGATTATGGAACACTTGAAAGCAGAAAAGAATAAATTATGATTTGCTTTATACCAAGTAAGGGGCGGCCAAGCACTAAAACATATAAGCTGTTTGAAGAAGTGGGGATAAAAGTTTTCCATTTTATAGAGCCGCAAGAATTAGACGTATATGATGTGCCAAACAAAATATCTATACAAGAAAACAATCAAGGTATTGGCTATGTAAGAAACTTCATGTTAGACTATGCAAAAAAAACAAATCAGGAATGGGTGCTCATATGTGATGATGATGTAACAACCTTTGGTTTGTATAATGGTAAAACTGTAAAAAAAAATGCCGGTATATGGTTTGACATATTAGAAAAGGCTAAGAAATTACCTTTTGAATTAATCGGAATAAACTACACCCAGCACGCTTGGCACGAAAAAACAAGTTATTCAGTAAATAGGAAATTTGCCGAAGTTTGTGTACTAATGAATGTTTCTAAAATCAAATGGAAGTACAGGCCAGAATTTAATATGAAAGAGGATAGGGATTTTGCCCTACAAACTATTAAGCATGGCCACGGTATATTACGCTTTAATCATTATTGGTTTTCATGTCCAGACGTTGGCACAAATACGGGCGGGCTTCAGGATCATTACAAAGCAAAAAAAGATGAAGCCGCTGCAAAAAAAATGGTTTATGAATGGCATCCGTTTGTTACTCTAAAAAAGAAAGGCGATAGGGTAGATATGAAAACAGACATAAAAGCATTAGCCCTTCATTTCAAAAAGCATGTAGTATGAAAATTGTTGAACTTATACCCGTTGAACACAACCGGAAGATAGGCGAACAATGCCCTTATATTGAGCCGAATGTAACGGAAGATAGTATTTTCTATGTGGATGGTGAGCCAATAGGTTTTTACCTTACTAAAATGCCTGAAAAAATGTGCAAGTTGGCAGACTTAGCGAATGCAGAATTTCAAAGCAAAAACGTGCCAAAATCTATAATAGATAGGGCTAGAGCTATAGAGCAATTGACAGCGAGGGCTGATATAAAGGAAAAATACGCGCACAAAAAGGGGAGTGAGGTATCTCAAATGTCTACTTTGCTTGGATCAATTCCACCAAAACCAATAGTTAGAAGACATTATTCCACTATTTCAGCAGTTCATAGAGAAAAAAAAGCCTTTATATTCATCAAATCTATGTTGTTGCTTGCAAAAGAAAGCGAACAATTAATAAAAGAAATACTACCAAAACAATACGAACAGCAATTAGAAATGTTTAAGCAAGTTCCTGATAAATGGAAGTTCGGCAATCTGTTTACAAGTTCAATATCCAATTACAATATTTCAGCGCCCTTTCATAAAGACACAGGAAACATTCAAGGGTCGGTAAACGTAATCATTTGCAAAAGGTTAAACAGCAAAGGCGGTGACTTACATGTGCCAGACTACAACGCTACCATAGGCCAACAAGACAATTCTATTTTGGTTTATCCTGCTTGGAAAAATGTACACGGGGTAACACCAATTATACCAACGCATGAAGGCGGATATCGAAACAGCTTAGTGTTTTATCCTTTGAAAGCATTTATAAATAATCGTTCTTGACAACGCCTGACCCAATTCGGGCGTTGTCTTTTTTATACACAAAACACCACAATGAGCGACAAACAACAGAAATACGAAACTGAACTAATAGAAGCTATAAAGCGCCACAAGTGGATGCGTTGGGCGCATATTGACTGGGATTCGCTTAGCTTTTCACGCCCTACGGCATACAACTACAAGTTAGAAACATTAGACACAATAAAGGCAGCCTTTGAGCATAACAGAAACAAAGGGGTAAACTACCTACTGCAAAAGTGGATAAGTTCAGACAACGCAACGCTTCAGATAGCAGCCATGCGGATAATAGCTGAAGAAGATGACAGGCAGCGACTGAACCAACATTACATAGACCATACAAGCAAAGGTGAAAAGATTGTGCAGCCACCTATCCAATGGGTAAAGCCTTCAGATGAATCTACTGACTAACTATGCGCCTTTATTTGAAAACCCACCCCGGCACCGCTATACGGTAATAACAGGCGGGCGGGGCAGCGCCAAGTCTTACCATGCTGCAACCTTTCTTCTTAACCTGACATACGAAGCAGGCCACACCGTACTATTTACAAGGTACACAATGATAGCCGCCCACATTTCAATCATTCCTGAATTTATTGAAAAAATAGACATTCTCAATAGGCACGAAGACTTTGAAATCACAAAGACGGAAATCATAAACAAGGCCACAGGATCAAAGATTCTTTTCAGGGGTATCAAGACAAGCAGCGGAAACCAAACGGCAAACCTAAAGTCAATACAGGGCGTGACCACGTGGGTACTGGATGAAGCCGAAGAATTAACGGACAAAAGTATCTTCAACACAATAGACCTTTCAATAAGGCATAAGACACTACCGAACAGAGTGATTCTGATAATGAACCCTTCCAATCGTCAGCACTTTATCTACAAGCGTTGGTTCGAGAAAGGCAAGCAGGCCGACACGCTTTACATACACACCACCTACAAAGACAACAAGGCCAACCTTTCAGAATCCTTCTTAGACCAAGCAAATAGGACAAAGCAAAGCAACCCTGAACGCTATGAGCATATCTTCAGGGGGGCATGGGTGGACAGCGTGGAAGGCCTACTTTGGACACGCCAAATAATAGACCGCTATCGTATAGAGCAAAAGCCGCAATTAACGCGCATAGTGGTAGCCATTGACCCAGCGGCCACCGCAAACAAGAACTCAGACGAAACTGGTATTGTAGTAGCCGGTATTGATGCAATCGGAAACGGTTATGTATTAGAAGACGTTTCAGGCCGTTGGACACCTGCCGAATGGGGGCTACTTGCCACGCAAAAGGCAGCGGCATGGGGTGCGGATTGTATTGTTGGGGAAACCAACCAAGGCGGGGACATGGTCAAAAGCGTAATTCAGAACATAGATCAAAGGGTAAGATTCAAAGGCGTACATGCTACAAAAGGCAAGTACACAAGAGCCGAGCCTATCTTCAATCTTTACGAACTTGGCAAAGTGTATCATGTAGGCCAGCACCCGCTTTTAGAACTTCAGATGTGCACGTTCAACCCAAATGAAGGCAGCAGCCCTGACAGGGTAGATGCTTTGGTGTGGGCGCTTACAGAACTGATGTTGAATCAAAAGACTTTCTTTGCCTTTTAACTGTATTATCAATTATATGCACCGCCCACCCTGCCTAACTAACTTTGCAAAAAGCGCTTTGAATGGCTCTAATTGACAGAATACGCTTGGCGGTCAAAGCATTAAGCGGCAACTATACAGCAAACCCACACACACGCAGCCTATATTCTACTTTGGGCATGGGTTCGCCTGTTTACATGGATGACAATAAGGAAAGCTATGTAAAGAACGCCTACCAAGCCAACGCCCTTGTTTATTCAATAGTTTCTTTTATAGCAAGCAAAGCAGCCGACGTTCCTTTATACGTTTACGAATGGACAAAGGAGGGTAAAGGTGAAAGGATTTATGGCCACCCTTTAGAAAACTTTTTATATCGCCCTAACCCAATGACGGGCAAGGGTGTTTTTTTCAATGAAGTGTACGGCTTTAAGCTAATCACAGGAAACACATATCTTTACTTTCCACGCTTAGAAGCAGGCCCGAATAAAGGGCAATTTCGTGAGGCATGGATAATGCCAAGCCAATACACCGAGATAATCACAGGCGGCTCAATGATGCCGGTAAAAGGCTATCGCTTACGCATTGGTGACTGGGCTTATGAATACGCTTATGATGATGTGCTGCACGACAAAGCCCCGAACTACAACTATGGATGGGGTGCCGAACTTTACGGACAGTCACCACTACAAGCAGCCGTTAAATTGGTCAGCAAATCAAATGACAGTTACAACTCACAACTGAAAGCCTATCAGAATCAAGGCGCTGTTGGTATTGTTTCAAGTGACGAAACAACGGGCGGCCAATTCACAGAAGAACAAGCCCGTAACTTGGATGCAAGTTGGAAAAAGAACTATTCAGGAAGTGACAACAAAGGTAAATTAGCGTTTACCTCAGCACGAATCAAATACACTCAACTTGGCCTTTCACCTGTGGACTTGGGTATCATTGAAGATCATAAAATGACACTTAGGGACATTTGCAACATATACCATGTTCCAAGCGAGATATTCAACGATCCTGACAATAAGAGTTATGCCAACAAACAGGAAGCACGTAAAGCCGTTTACACTGATGCTGTAATGCCTTTGGTGAACACCTTCTTAGAAGAATTCAACCGCTTTATCGGTGACGCTTACGGCAAGGGAATATATGTAGATGCTGATTGGTCCGCCGTTCCTGAATTACAAGCAGATAGGAAAACGATTATGGAGGTTTACTCTAAAGGGGTAGAGATAGGGGCATATACCCGAAACGAATACCGCCAAAAGATGGGGGACGATAGTAATATGGATGTGCCGGAGTTGGATGTATTCACCACTACCCTAAACGTCCAACCGCTCGAAGGTATAAACGAAATGCCGACACCCGAAAGCACCGAAAGAAATTTAGATCAAAGCGCTAACGATTATCAATAATTACTATCTTTGAAATACGTTCTTTTCATTGACAGGTTTTAGGTTAAGGAAAAAAGGTGTTACAAATCGTAGCGCCTTTTTTTTATCTTTGTCAGAATGAAACTAATACACCACGAGCGTAAGTATTACAGGCTATTCAAAAGAGCCTTAATAAAGCAGGTGCAACCCGCTTTAGAGATGCTCGGCAACGGTGGTGGTGAGGCAAGCGCAAGCGCAATAAGCACCGAGCCAATAAAGCAAGTGTACCTTCAACTATTCGACGAGATAGTAAGCAAGAACGCACAACGCCAATACAAAGAACTGCAAAAGGACGTTAAGAAAGCCAATAACGACTTTTGGAGTTTTACAGCCGACAAGTTTATCAGGCAGTACGGCATGGCCCGTATAGTATCAATCACAGGAACGTCAAGAGATTACTACATTGAATTAGTCAGGCGCATAACTACCGAAGTACAAGCACAAGGACTTGGCATGTACGAAGCGGCACGAATGATTGAAAAAGAAGTGGGCGCAGCGTGGACGGATCAAACCTTTTACCGTGCTGAAAGGATAGCAAGAACGGAAACAGGCGCGGCGGCCAACTACGCTACCCAAGAAGGTGCAAAGGCTACCGGTAGGAATGACCTGCGTAAGATATGGACAACAGCCATAGACGGACGGGAAAGGGATGCGCACAGGGCAGCCAATAGGCAGCAAGTAGCGTTAAACGAACCTTTTATTGTAGGCGGTGAGCGCCTTATGTACCCCAATGACCCAAACCCGGAATTATCAGGAAGCAATGTGATAAACTGCCGTTGCACCCAGTTAGTAATAACACCAACACACCCCGAATACAATGCGACCACGTAACTTTTACGAAAAGCAAAGAAGCCAAGAAATCAGAAAGGAGTTTATAGACTTCTTTTGCGATAAGTTTGGATGGGATAAAGAAGACTTTGAAACCTTTGTCGAGATAGTCAATCACTCACACTTCGGGCCGGCTATCTACCCTGAAAAGGTAATGTGGGCTGTAATGGCTACAAAGGAAGAAGTAAGCAGGGCAAAGGCTATTGAAATGGCTAATAGGTACAACGTACCAGAGGCAACGGCTTTGACCATTTATTACAACAGTTCAAACATGACTTTGGTGAAAGACTTGGTTTGGGATAGCACAACTACTTAGTTTTCGTAGTACCAATAGGCCAAACCATCATCACTTATTTGAGCCGTAGCGTCACAAAAGTAGGTTAGTTCTACCAACCTTTGGGAAGCCGTACCATACCAAAAGGACGGTGTATGTAGTTTGCCTTTATCCTTCATATATTCAATTATACATGCAGCCCAAAGTTACAAACTAATTTTGTGGCAATGGGCATACTGTTCAAAAATAATACACTCCCTGTAACTGACGTGGACACCACGCAGGGAATTATTACCCTTTACGCTTCTTCATTCGGGAACGTCGATTCAGACGGTGACGTGATCGAAAAAGGCGCTTTTACCAAAACTGTAAGCGAAAGAGGGCCGCAAGGGAGCAACCGTATTAAGCACCTTTGGATGCACAATGTAATGGAGCCTATTGGGCGGCCAATACAGATGATGGAAGACATGAAGGGGCTGCTTGTAGTGTCCAAAGTATCGGACGTTAAGAATGGTGACTATTTGAAGCTGTATGCGGATGGTGTTATTACAGAGCACTCGATAGGCTTTGAGATAATTAAAAGCCAAGACACCAAAGAGGCCCGCAGAATTACAGAAACCCGCATGTGGGAATATAGCAGCGTAACATGGGGCGCTAATGAAAACACGCCCGTTGTAGGAATGAAGGGAACGGCTGAAAAAAAGGCTGAAACCCTACTTAAACGCCTTGACACCCTTACCAAAGCATTCACCAAAGGCACGTACACAGATGAAACCTTTGAACTGTTGGCAGTGGAAATGCAGATCCTTAAAAACGAAATAACAGCACTTGTTACTAAAGAGCCGCAGCCAAGCACTCAAGAAAGCGAGCCGCAGTTTGCAATAGATATTTACGAACTATACAAAATCCTTTAA